ATTGTGGGCAAAACTAAACACATATATTATGAACACAAAATTTAAAGTAGGGCAAAAAGTAAGAGTAATTACCGCAAGTACAGGAACTGATTTAAATGTAAGCGGTTGGGTAGGTGAAATTATAGAAGTACAATCCGATAACTTTATAGGTATCAGATTTGAGAATTACCCACTATTATACTGCTTTTCTGATGACGGAATTACGCTGAATGTAGAGATACTAGGGGCTGATACAGATAATCCCGTAATGTGGCGTAAAATTGACGCAAACGATATACCAATAGATACTGTTGTAGCTATGCACATTGATGAACCTACGCAAATGTTTACAGGAACATTAGAATTAGATAGGCATGATATAGTCACAATCGAAATAACCAAAGGTGCTTGGGTGTCAGGTTTCACCCACTACATACCACTATCCGACCTGATTAATTTACCTATTCAACAATAACCACATGATACGCAAAATAATAATATTCCTAACGCTGCTGCTACTTGCGGCACTAATACAAAACTTTTAACAATGCCTAGAACAATCATAAGTAAGGTAAAAGTTTTACAAATTTATCCTGATGCGGAGTGTATAGCATCTAATAAAATTGGGTTATTTAGAATAATAGGGAACGGTATAAAGTTTGATAGGCAAACCAGCGAACCTAAAGCATGGGCAAACGCATGGCAAATTATCCGAGCCGAACAACGAAAGAAACAAGGTAACGCACCAAAAGAGATTACCACCGTTCGAATAAAACCCACTGTAAAAGCCGCTATAATCAGTAAACATGGTAGCGTTCAAAAGTGGGTTGATAGTATGACACAGGATTTTTTAACCAAATAAATATAACAGAAAATGACTAAAGTAAAATTTATAGGCAATGAGCCTACAAAGGAGAGTAAACATATTGAACTTGTAAAGTATTACGCATCAGACGCTAAATTAAGTGAGGCTTCCGATTATTGGTTATTTTGCGAATTAGCAAAACTAAACGCAAAAGACGGAATGGATTTGATTATTTGCTATGACTTAAATAGCCGTATAGGTATTCCTTACCTCGGTCACTGGAACGATGGCACAACCTCAAACAAAGAAACCGTTTGCACCGTATTAGGCGAAGATGTGCCAGTCAAGAAAGGTAAGGGGATTGAGTTTGTGAAAATATTATATACAGATGTATCAGGTCAGGAAATTAGTAAAACAGACACAAGACCTAACACTTTTGAAAATATTGAAATAGTTAGAATTGGACTGAATGACTGTTTAGATATATTTTACTGCTACGGGAATGATAGGAATAAAGGCGCAATCCTTCTCGGACACCTCAATGACGGGTTTGTAGAATAGCTCGCCACAATATAGCATTAAACCCCCCTAATCGTTTGATTAAGGGGGTTTTTTATTGTAGGTAGGTGTTATCCCCACTGGTCTGCCATAGCCTTTGCAATGCCCGGGAATGTTTTACTTCTAATTTTTGCCCTATCTGTGCATCTTTTACTTGTATCCCAATACCATTTATTAAATGTTTTACCTGTTGTAGTGGTTATCATTTCACCAGGTGAAACGTGTGTTTTTTTATTAAACAAATCATCGTTTTTGTAGTGTACTAATTGTGGTAATCCATATAGCCACAAACAAGTAGTTTTTTGCGCCTCATCGCCAAAATAATAAGGTTGCACTATTTGTGGTTTTGGTAGTCTTTTATCGGGATTCATTGCGCCCATAGGATTTTCCATATAGACTTTAGCGCATACCTTTGTCGCTAAATTCCATAGCTTAATAGTCCATTCTACCGATTGAAGTCTTAAATAATGCTTTTCTTTACCTGGCGCATATGTTCTATTACCTGATAGTGTCATAGCTGTACACATTGGGTGAAGTCCTATAAAATCCCAGCTCTCTGATAAAATAGCTTCTATTACATCACCTTTAATATGCCATTCGGGATGTCCACCGCTACAATCTTGCAAATCACAACTATATGCCTCATGCCCTTTATCTCTAAATGCTTTACATACTGTTTGGCTTTCTTCGCAGCCTATTAATACTTTCATGCTTTATACTTTTTTAGGTAAACAATCGCCTCAGCAGTAGCCGTAGCGAGCGTTATGTATTCACCGTTGATTGGTAGTTTCATTATAGCAGAATGAATGTTATACGCTTTATTCATCAGTTCTTGTTTATCATCGCAATGTTGGCTATTTATAAGTTCATCAAACACCTTCACCGCCACCCGATGCAGTATGTTAAGGTCGGTTAGGTAGTTATTAAATAGTTGGGTATGTTTTTCTTGAGCTATATCCCACCCATCATAAGATACCAGTTCCGTTATTATCTCGTTAGTTGTCATTTTTTATATTTTTCAAAGTGGAAAATTACATCGTTTGTTACATCTGCTACCATACCGTAATCCTTACACAAACTGTATTTACTGTTAAGGTATTGTAGCTGCTTATGTACCACCGCTATATGTATCCTAAACTGCTCAATACTCTTACTCCCCTTACGCCTCTTACACCTCATGCAAGATGGGTATATACTATCGGGCGTGGGGTCTAGTTTTAATGTGGCTAGGGTTAGTTCATTACCGCAGTACGCACATTTACACCCATACTTTTGCAACACTATAAGACGTTCCGATTGTGGTATTCTGATTTGTGTTTTCATGTGTTTATTTTAAAATGGGATATCTGATACTTTTTTATTTATACCTGCATGTGGGTTATCGGGAATTTGCTTCATAAATGGGTCAGGCTCTCCGATTGCCTCATATTTGCGCCTATCAATGTTATACTTAAATTCTGCCATGCCTATTTTACCCAACCAACTATAACGCACTTTTTGAACATATATTTGTACGGTTTCGGTATCTCTGTACACTACTATTCCGTTATCTGCTTTGTTGTAGAAATGCGCACTACCTGAGATACTGTAAAGGTTTGGAACTTCATATTTACCATTAACCTTTGGCATCTTGGTAGGGTGCGCAATTAAGAATAAATGTACATTGTACCGTATGCAAAATGCTTTTATTTTGGTAAGTGCATCGCTTACATATTTTGTTTCGCTTTGTCCGTTTTGTGCCTTGTACTCTATGTAGTTCCATGGGTCGATTAAAACCCCTTTAATTCCACGCCTCAATACCAATTCGGCACACTTTTCAAGTATTCCATCAAGTGTTACTTCTATCGTATTTATGTTGATAAAATTAAACCTATCAGCTACAAAGTTAATCGACTCTTCAAATTCATTTGGGCTTATCCTATCGTTTTCGTCATACCTTTTGGAGAATGATTTGCCTATACATTTTTCCATAAGTTTCGTTACGTGTAAACTAGACGGCTGGTTTTCAAAACTACATACTGCAAAACGCCATTCATGCACCCTTGCTAGTTCTGTAATGATGTAGTCTGTAAACTCAGATTTTCCACTTGAAGGTATGCCGCTGATTACTGTAAATTGCCCTAACATGAACTGTAGCAAATTATCAAAATTAGGTATGCCACATTTAAAGCCATTAGGATAGCCGTTCACATAAAAGCTATGCACATCTTTGTAAATGTCGTCTACACTTACTATACCTTCTATTGGGAATTCTGTAGCTGATGTAATCGCTTCAAGTACCGCATCTGCATCATGTTTAACAAGTATCTCATTAGCATCTTTGCAGCCTTTGTAGTCTATTACCATATAACACCTGTCATACCCTAACCGTCTACCTAATTCATCACGTAAGCGCCTGCCAACCTCATCATTATCGGTAAAAATTACAATCTGCTTTATGTGTTCAAATTCTTTGTAGCAGTTATCAAGGTATTCCAACTTCATAGTCCCTGTAACATTTGCACCGTTTGGAACTGATACAATGCCATTTTTAAACCCTGATTGCGCCACGCTTAAGGCATCAATTTCACCTTCAACAATTACCGCATACTTTGCATTTTTAAGGCTATCAAGGTTATAAAAAATCAGCTCGGCATCCTTTTCAAGTTTAAAGTCTTTATCCTTTGCCCTGTACTTTACATTTATCAATTCACCATCCCGAAAATAGTTAAAGCATATCGCCTCAACTTCTGATTTTGTTTTTGGCATCCACTCTAATTTTGTGCATACCTTAAAATCAGCCAAAATTTGCCCCGATATTTTACGAGAGGTAAAGTAGGTAAGG